ATTTACACTAAGAGTAAGGTTCACTCGAGCTCTTGCACCGGTACGAGAGCGAGGAATATAGTTAAGCCCTTTTGCGTGAGAAACAACTGACTCGCGCAATTGCGCAGAATCAAGAAACATCTCATTAATTGCCATGTTTGCATAAAAGTTGTTTTGAAAGGTATTGTACGCTAGAACGTCAAGTAAGACGTTCATGTTTGAGCCTTCAAAGTTGTAGTCTTTAAAGCGGTCCTGCCCTTGCAAAAAGGTTTTCAGATTATCTTTGATCTGAGAAAAATCTAATTCAGTAATAGATGTTTGGACTGCCATTATCTTACCCTATCGAGTGTGAGTGTGAGAACTACTGGTTCTTCTCTATTTATTATATTAAACGTGATTATAATACCAACATCATTTGAATCAATCGACGCCAGTATGTCTATTCCAATTATGCTACATCTCGGCTCATAATTTTCGATGGTAGTACGAATCAATTCTTTTGCTATTATGATCGTATCAGCCGAAATGTTTTCAAACAATAGCTGGCGAATATCACATCCAACATCTGGTTGAAATAATCTTTCACCTCTATTTGTAAGGATTAAATTGCGAATAGATTCTTTTACTGAATTCTCGTCTATCTTACGAGCAAGATCTGCGTTAACAAGACTTTGAGTCATGTCTTTAAAGAAGTCAGAATACGTTTCTGTTCTTCGTGAAAGTGGTGTAATTGCCATGACCCTATCCTTTATTCAGTATTTATTGAGCATTGCTTGGTGCCATGGCTGGACCAGATGGCAATTTATTAATTTCGTCTGGAGTAAATCTTGGATTAGCGCCTGATACGTGATCTGCAATTGCAGCAGCAATAAGTTGTGGATTGCCACCGCCCCAAGTACGAGTATTTGCTAGATCGATATGTGTGAACTTTGTATTACTATTTGGGTAATGACCAATACCGCCAACACCTTCTCTGCTTGCAAGCTTAACAAGGAATGCTCTTTCTTCTGCAGTTAAATTTGCGCCAGAAATATCAAGAGCCATACCTCTCATATGAAAGCTATTCTTTGCAACACCTTTTGTACTCTTTGCGAGTTCAGCATTCTTTTCAGGTGATCGATAAGCGCTATTAATCGTAAGAGGTTTACCGATTGCTCTCGCAATTCGGAATGCGATTACATAAAGCATTGGATGATGGTTAATAACATAAGTCCATCCACCGCGGCCTGACTGTTGATCCGCGACGGGAGTAGCAGCGTGCGTAATCGTAACATCTCCAATACTCACACTTCCGCTTGTAGAATTGAATAGCTGAGTGAGGAATGTGCGTTCATCGTTGCTTATCACTGGATCACGAAGCTTACCATTTCTTTGCGCAGCTTCCTCAGTAACAAGTCGAGGAGTTTCAGGCGCCATTCTTGGCAAACCGGCTTCAACTGACTTTGCTGTTCGCTCGTTTGACATCTGCTTAATACCGTACTCAGCTAAAGCAAAGTTGTTAAACATACTCTTCAAAGAATCGAGTGGTGATTGCATAAATGATGTAATACTATCTGAAAGTTGGCAAATTATCATTAAAAGATGAGCCAGCGCCTCAGGAGTTAATTCTTCGAATTGACCAGCAACCTTTGCAATGATTTCTTCAATTTTATCTTTAATTGATTGAATACTTAAATCCGATAAGAATTGTTTTACTCTTTCAACTCTCTTCATGAATCTACCAAAAGCTGCTTGTATCTGAAAAGCATAAGCTTTAATTTGGTCGACAAAATTATTGATCATTGAAAGTATTCTATCTTTCAACTCATCAACCATTTCTTGAAGCATTAACTTCCAAGCATTTAATCTTGCGATTATGCCCGCAAGAGAAAAGTTTTTCAGTTCATTGATAAGCTTAGCACCAGCAGACAAAAAGCCAATAATTTGGGCCAGCTTATTTACAAGGCCAGCACAACTATTTCCTGTCGCTCTTTTCGCAAAATTCGGATCAAGATAATACTCCATAATATCAAACACAGTTATTACTTGTGGAGAAGGAAGTGGAAGTAAACTAATTTGATAGATATCGTTGTCAGTGTATCCGGCAAATTCTACAAATTCAGCAAAATCTCTCGGAGTTAATGGCTCCACTAATTGTCGAGCAGTAATAATCGGGTATGTTGTTGGGAGTTTCGCTATTAAATTATTTAATGAAGACGCCATTAGCGAAACGTTATGACGAGCTAATGCATCGCCGTCGTACGATATGCGTTGATCGACGCTTAATACTCGCTGAAGTGCTTGCTCAGGAGTAAGTATACGCGGAGAAAATTTTGAACCGATAGAATCAAATGTATTACAAGACATTTATTCTTCCTTTAATTTGAGTCGTCAACATCGGTGGCAGATATACCACCTGCCGAATACGTAACAGGTTGTTGTGAATCAACAACGTATGCAGGAGGTGCTCCAAGAGCTGTTTTATTTGCAGGTTTTGCTTCTGCAGCTGAAACAGACTTTCCTGGTGAGTTGAGGTCGATGGTCGAGCCAACTACAACGATAGGCGATCCTCCTCCACTAAGCCCAAGTCCCTTGCCTTGAATATTCATTTCTTCTGAGCTTAAGATATCAGCGCTCTTACTTGTGACGCTAAGTGATTCACCGCTCTTAACGTGCATCTCAGTAAGACTTTCAATCGAAAGCTTTCCTTCAGCGTAAAGATCGATTGTGTCTACCTTTGCAGTCAATGCAATTCTTGATGTTGCTAGATCAATACCATTTCCAGAATTCAGATTAATCGCCCCACCTGCTAGGAGGTTGATGTCTTGTCCAGAGATCAGATCTATGCTTGACGCACTATTGATTACAGTCTTACCACCAGATACGCCAATGGTATATCCAGCTTTATACATGCCTTCTTTCGCGCCGTCAAACACTTCGATTGAGTTATCGTCTGAAGTGAGTACGATGTCACCAGCAGAACTAATCGTGATTGATCCGTCTTGTGCGATGGTGATACGGCTTCCAGATTGGTGAATGATGTTAATAAATTCTGCATTCGAGCCACCACCAATCTCGACATAGCTGCCGCCATATCTTGCTTGCCACACAGTACTTTGAGTGGAGCCGGAGAATGGCACTCCAGGTTCACTCCAGGTGTTTCCAGAAGGCATGACAACATCCTTCTTAGCCATACCAACGGCATTTAAATACGGCGTTCTCTCAAGGCCCTCTCCGTTCATTTGAGCAGGTAGTGATGTGCGGCCATAATTATTAATGACTTCACTTACACCTGGTTGTACGGCCGGATTTGCATCTTCTGCTATGTTATACGTTGCCATAATATATCTCCGTTATTGTTGGCCAGAGCCGCTCGAGCATTGCGCAATTTGTGCTTCATATGATGAAACCAATGCAGCGTTGCCTCCGCCATTGATGTATTGTTCTTGAATGTCTTCTCTTGGGTTTTCGAAATACCGAGTGAAGTAATTTGCAGCTTCGGTCGCACTCGTAAACGATCTGTTAGCAAACTTAACACCTTCAGGATCACTATTGATCGCGTACCGGACTTGTCCGGTTGGATTTGTCTGCCAATCGGGAACCGCCGCAATAAATGCTTCTTTGCGTGATGGGAATGTGTATTGGAACAATCCAACACCGCCTCCTCCGCCAACCTCCAGTACACCTGGGTTGAATCCCGATTCTCTATGAATATTTACAAGCGCGCCGATTGCGTGATTATGGCTCAGACCACTATTTCTTAGATCCGCATACGCTGCGCATGGATCGTATGTAGTATTTGTTACTGGGGTCGTGTCAAAGTCTTGAGTCACACCGGTTACGTCTCTTGGAAGAGAAGTGTACAGACCGCCACTAATCGATCCAATCACAAATGGATGCTGAGCATCTCTTCCATCCATAAAGAATCCAAAAACAAGTGTACCTCTTTCTGGCCAGTTAAACATTCTATTGAAGTTGCCATTGACTACATACGCCCATGGCAAGTCGTCGGTTGTTACTGTATCAAGAGAAGTATCTGTAGGGTGATAACCAAAGCATCTTACTTTCAGCCGACCGTCTCCAGCAGCTTCTACCTGTTCAACTATTCCGATGAACCAATGTGGATTAAAACCTCTTTCACTTATCATGATAACTTAATACCGCCTCGTGTTAATTTAAGTTGCTGCTTAAAAACATTACCATCAAATACAGAGTTAACTGATTCGACTAAATACATACCATTGAGACGCTCTTCTTCCTCGGTCGTCTTTTGATATGCGTGCTTATATAATGTGATGTTGATGTAAGATCCAGCGAAAATGTCGTTTCTTCCGTACACCGTTACATTCAGTGTATTCATATTGTGGTTATAGAAATGTGCAAGCTTTTTTGTGTATAGATCTGAGTAATGCGGATCTGGCCGTATTCCTTCACCGCCTGGGACACCGGGGCCGGACCAATCTCTAAAAACGTGATATTCCTTTTCGCGGGACATCTTTTCGCGAATAAACAGTTTATCATGAATAGGATTTAAATCGGGATCGTGATTTTCTTCTTCGGTATAATCATACGATTTTGAATCAATATTCATTGTAAGCAAGTTGAATTCATAAACTATTCTACGATATCCACCTTGTGCAATCGTATCAATTGTATTCACACGTGTGCCAAAATTAACATCAAGTATTTCAGTCATTGCAGAATATTGTGAATCAGCACTAATTGACCCAGCATAATTGCGTTTGTAATCAATTACTGGTCTTTGAATTAAACTATTATCAGTTCCAGATGTAATCGCCCTTTGTTGCATAAATTCGTTTGTAGCAAAAAAGAACGCATCTCTTGCTTCAAAGAATCTAAACGTTTGAGAAGGAGTCATTCCGTTATTAAGAGGATTCTCATCTGAATATGCGTTTCTCACGAACATATTCATTGCTTCTTCTGGGCTATATTTTGGAATAACAAGTTTTTGGCGATTGGTTGTTTTTTCAGCAATCAAAAACTTGAGCTTTTTGCCAAATAGTTCTTGAACTGGTCGTTGATAATACTCATCAAAAGCGTCAGTTGCGTAATCACTAATAAGCTGTGTACCAGCAATTGATTCGGTGTAAGCTCTTTGGAGATATGCATTTTCTGACAGAAACTTATAAGGAGAAGTAAAGTTTAGAGTGTATTGAACAAAGCTTGGATTCTTTTCATCACCATAAGATACGTTATCCACTGCATACACAAAATAATATTCGGTTCTTTCATTATCAAACCAGTCTGCATATGTTACTTTAATAAACTCTTGGCCCCGAATAGGAAATTCGTTGAGAATATCGTATGATTCGAATATAGTTGCACTGCCACGAATTGCACCGTTGTTCATGGACTCGAGGATATTAAAACTTCCAACAAGACCAAGCATATTGCGCTCAACATTCAACGATTTGTTGAGAAGCGTAAACTCACGCAGTTCGTAATGGCCGGCCTGTTTAATATTAGACATTCATTAGACTCTTTAGATCTTTCTCAACGCGTTGCGCATAGTCAGCATTAATAAGAAAAATAGTTCTACGATTTTCATTTTCTTGTGATTCGTATTCATACACTCTCACAGGAGTCCATTCACCTGTAACTACATCACCGAGACGATAAGTGTCATACGATATTTTAATAGTCGGATCAGCATTCTTTGTGCAGTACACAACGTTCGTATCAATTAAAGTACTGGACAAAAACGTATCGACATTTAAAGCTAATGAATGCGTGATAGTGTTATTCGTAGTTGTCGTGATATTAATCGCTGTACCATTTCTTGCATTCGTTGCAGATGTTGCAAGTTTAATAATATTTGAATTCACTCGAATAATATAGTATGTTGTGTTATTCGCGAGGCCGCCAATCACTGGACTTCCAGTGTAAATAACTGGATCCGTCGTTTTAAATCCATGAGCAGTTGATGTAATGCGATTAGAAGATACGTTGACTTTATCACCAGCAAAAGAGATTGAATGAGCGTATTTCTTGCGAATCGTCGACTCAAACTTTTCGTTGGAGAGAGGCCATTGTGTGTAAGGATCAATGATGTTATTTGCTAGATATATCATCCATACTTTATTTACATCGCCGTAATATAGCTGTGCGATATCTTCTGCTCTATCGTCATTCGTTACTGTGTACGGTAAGAATAAATACGGATCGGCTTGAAGTTTTTCTGCAACCTTTACACGACGTGTAATATCGGTTACTGATACACCATTGTACTCTATCTTTGGGAAGTAACGGAAATACTTAGCCATTATGCGTAATCCTCTTGAGTGTGAATCTCGGATTCAATGATCGTAACTGCTAAGTTTACCATTGCTGGACGGGAACCGGTTGGACCTTTGTTCACTACGACGTGTCCTTGAGGTGTGTAATCGACTGTCACGTTTGATATCATCGCAGTTTTAAATAATGGGAAGTAATTTTGATCGAGGCCAACGAAGAATACATCAACCATATTTGGATAATTCAGTAGAGCTCGGCTGAGAACATTCGACTGAGTGCCTTCAACACCGCCATAGGAAGGCAATGACGCCGATTTAAATCTTTTTACAATATTGCGGATTTGTTCAGATTCTGTTTCATTATTCGGAATCATTGTCCATTCAAACGTATATTGCTTCAGGGCGATACCGTTAAATACAAGAGCTTGGTGAGGGTTAACTGCAGTACCTGTTCCAACAGATATACCTTGCTCAATCTCTGATCCACCAATTGATGTTAACCCAGCACGAGCTGCAAACGTTGCGAATGATGCTAATCCACTGGCAGTTGCATTTCGAGGATCAAGAGCGCCTCCACCTGTTAGTTTGCCAATAGCATCAGTTGCTGCGCCAATTAAACCTTGATCAGAACCCATTGCAGCGGCTACGTCAACAACTGCAGCACCAGTGATTCCAAGTTCACGACCCATCACGTCTGGGCTTGTTATGTCCTGAATAGTCTTTGGCAATGGAAGAGCGATTGAGCCATTCGACACAGTAGCCGTGCCACCCGCTGGTCTAGGACTGTAGTTTTTAAAGTTAAAGATCATTGCATGGGAAGTAACTTCCGAAGGATACCTCAGAAGCGCTGAAGCAACATTTGATGCGCTTCTGTTTCTGCTAATAACATCTTGTGCTGGTCTGACGAATGCCATGAAGTATCCTATAAATACGTAGGTAGTTTAAGATATTTATATGGACATTCATGGCGTATTACCAAGGCAGATTCAAACCAAAGAATCCACAGAAATACAAGGGTGATCCGACTAACGTCATATACAGATCTGGTTGGGAACTTAAGTTATTTAATTACCTCGATGAACACCCAAATGTAATCAAGTGGGGAAGCGAGGAATTGGTCATTCCATATAAGAGCCCGATTGATGGCCGATGGCACAGATACTTTCCCGACGTCTATGTAGAACAGATAAATATAGATGGTACTAAACAAACGATATTAATTGAAGTAAAACCGGAAGCACAAACGATTCCTCCGAGTCAGAACAAAAAACTGACGCCAACGGGAAAAGTGAGCAGGAAGTATTTGAACGAAGTTATGACATATGGCGTGAACGACGCGAAATGGAAAGCAGCTCAAGAATTCTGTGCAGATCGAGGTTGGAACTTCTTAATCATGACTGAAAAGCATCTATTCGGAAAGTAACATGGCGATTATATTTGATACAGTCTTAACAAAGGGTATTCGAGCTGGCCAAATGCCGGCACGAACCGAGGCTGCACGCCAGTGGTATCGAGACACTGCTCAGAGTTATAGACGTATCGATGAAAAGACCCTTATGAAAGGTGATGCTGAGAGACTCACAGTAAAGCCTTTAGTTGGTCAGATGTATATGTATTACTACGATCCGAAGCATAAAGCAACTCTTCCTTATTACGATAGATTTCCATTAGTGTTCCCATACCGTAAAGTGCCAGGTGGATTCATGGGGCTTAACCTACACTATCTTCCATATATCTATCGTGCTAAACTTATGGATGCTCTATATGACGTTGCAAACAACGATAAGTTTGATGAAACAACTAAGCTGAAGTTGAACTATAATATCCTAAGCAGTTCATCAAAGTTCAAATATTTTGCACCTTGTGTTAAGCACTATTTAACAGAACAATTACGTAGCCGATTCTTGTATGTGTATCCATCAGAGTGGGACATCGCTCTATTTCTTCCAACGGAAAGATTCCAAGGCGCGACAAAGCAAAAAGTCTGGCAAGACTCAAAGAAACTCATAGTATAAGGCCGCACGATGGTATTCAATATCAACGATTTTAAAGCACATGTTGGCAACAGAGGGTTGGCGAAAAACAACCTGTTCTATTGTGCTATTACTATCCCAACTACTTTGAGTAATACTGTTGGGTCTACCATCACTTCAAATGAACTTACGTTCTTTTGTAAGTCTGCTCAGATTCCATCATTTGATCTAACGACAGTATCGTTTAGACAACACGGTTATGGCAAAGAGTTCAAGAGACCAATGGACTTCAATACTTCTTCATTACCGCTGATTTTTATGGTCGATGCTGAATTCGGTGTTATGAAGTACTTCCATAAGTGGATGCAGTCTATCTTCAACTTTAACACTGGTACAGTTGCTGCAGAAGACGTATATCGTAAACTGCCAAATGAATTTGAGTATCGCGATAACTATGCTGCAAGAATTGAACTGTATGTATTCTCTGCGAACGATGTGCAAAAAGTCTATAAGTACACGTTTGATAAAGCTTATCCGGTATCAATTGGTACTGTCGATATGTCATGGGAAAATCAAAGTGACGTGATGTCTTTACCAGTTAACTTTGAATATGACTCACTCACTCTTGAAACTATTGAATACGCGTCAATTGCACCTGATCTAGATCGTCAAAATGGATTGATTTCATACATCAGCGCAATTAATGGAATCGGTCAAGCGATTAACCAGATACAGCGCCCACAAAATATTCAAGACATTATTCTTTCATACACAAACATCAACACCATCCTCGGTGCATTATAATGGAGTTACACTATGGGTTTACCTAAGATTGATTTACCACTTTTCGAATTGGTTCAACCTTCAACTGGAAAGAAAGTCAAGTACCGTCCTTTTACAGTAAAAGAAGAAAAGATTCTCTTAACTGCTCAAGAATCAAAGGACGTTGACCAAATCATCCTTGCGATAAAACAGATCATTGGCAACTGCTTTACCGGAGTTGATCCGGAGACGCTACCAATGTTTGATCTCGAGTATATGCTAGTTAATATTCGAGCAAAATCGGTAGATAACGTAATTAGATTCTCTATCACTGATCCAGACACAAAAGAAAAGGTTGATCTTTCTCTTAATGTAAATGATATCACTATAAAGCATAAGGAAGGTCATACAAACAAAATTCAATTGAACGATGACTACATTCTTATTATGCGGTATCTAACAGTAAATGAATTAAGAGAGATTGCAAACAAGTCAAATGAAATGACTCAATTGAAACTTTTCAATATCTTTATCAAATGTATTGATGCGCTTGTATCAACTACATCAGATGAAGTTTTTAAATTTTCAGATTTCACAGAAAAAGAAGTGAATGAATTTATTGAAAGTCTTGATACCTCAGCGACAAACAAGATTAAAAACTTCTTCGATACTGCTCCAGTGTTGAGATTCGAGGTACCTTATAAAACATCTGATGGTGTGCAAAAGACTTTTGTTATGGAAGGTGTAGAAAGTTTTTTTATCTAATGGTCTCCCACAATAGTCTGGGTTTGTATTATAAGAATATGTTCGCTTTAGTTCAAATTCATAAATATAATCTAGATACAATCGAAAATATGATACCATATGAGAGAGACCTCTACATCGAAATGTTAGCAGACTTGATTAAAGAGTCCAAACAAAAGGCATAACAATGGTAACCACTACCACCGTACAAGTTGATCTCACCCCATTGATGGGAGTGCTTAATAGTATTAACGCCTCGATGGTCAATCAAACATCGGCGATTGAAAACCTTGTTGGTATCACTGAGGAGTCGATTGAAGATCAAAACCGAAGCGCAGCGTTTGGTCGTTCATCAAATATATTAAATACACTTTTTAGCGGAGTTCAGGCTGCCGGCGCAGGAATAGGATCTGCTGCCAGCGG